ATCGAACGTTGGGTCAAAAGCCCTCCTTCACACACTGACACGTCGAGGTAATTTTGACATGTCAACAATATGTGTGAATAAATAACATACAGCAGGCCCGGCAAACCGTAGGCCACACTGCACATAGACTAACTTTACAGGCGAGAGGATGATTTAACCTCTTCTTTAACGGTGTACCGCATAAGTCGCCGATCCCAAATTCCCCACACTAATAAGGTGAGGAGTTGGGGGTCAATGGTGCAGGCATAACCATCAAATCACTAAATACAGGACTAGTAGGCAGAGTAAATCCACTAAGGGTTACAGTTGTGCCAGAAGAACTGTAAGTGTTGATGTTTACGGCAATCATTAAGGCAAAGTTGGTGGCATTCGTACTACCGTTGCTATTGAGGTACCCTCCCGTACCAAAATAGGACGTATTGAGGGCCCCATTGGAACTAACAACGGGAGCGCTACATGCAATGGTCACACCACCCGACCCCTGTATGGCAATAGAGATAAGGTAAGTACCGGATGCAATAGCAGCGGGAAAAGTTATAACTAAATTTGAAACGGTGACACCCAGCCCGCCGTTACACGTGATAATCAACCCGCCCGTATTGAAAGGATCACTATTAGAGTATGTTGTGGCCTGGCGCCAAGCCCACTCAATGGGAGCTGAGTACCCAGCAGACGCGGCTAGCCGAGGCTTCAACAGCTCAACTTCATAGGTCACCCACAATTCACCAATAGTTGCAGCAGCCTGCATACCCTGAGTGGCTAATTGAAAATTGGCAAAATCATACAGCCGTTGATCTTGTCCAGAAGGCACCGGACCAGTACGGATATATAGATGTTCCAAGGGGGATTCATTCATAGCACACTCAATGGGATGCATAAGAGAATCAGACGGTTTCGTGCGACATGAAAATTCGCTAGATTCCATCTCAATCTTAGACGAAAAATTAGCCCTAGCAGCGTTATAATTCGTGGCCATGACAACAGTTCCCAATGCCGTATTCGTGGAATTCAGTGCATCAGCGGAAGCGGATTGATATTCAAATATCAACCCCTTGAACCGATATTGCTGAAAGTTCTGTGCAACACTAGATAACCACGGAAAAGCAACAGGATTGCCAGGATTGCATGCAAAAGCGGATATGGCAAAACTAGTCGAGCCAGTGAGATCCTGGATAAACTCACGATGGGCAACAGTTATACGTCGGGCATTCTTAGTGAATGTAGGAACCCCGGCAGTTAACAAACTATTTCCCGACACAGTATAATCCCCAAACCCCGTGGCCTTTGACAGCCACGCACCCGCTGCACCTCCGGCAGCTGGCGCACCAACCATACCACCCAAGAAACTCCCACCACCTTTCATAAGTGAGCTGATTCCTGAGCGCAGCGCGCCGGCCACATCTAGTGCAACTTCTTTTTTCACAGCTTGGAGGCTCATATCCCTTGTCTTCTTCTTCTGAGAAGTTTTCGTTTTCTTTTGATTTTGTTTCTTGCCCCATTATTTAACGCATGTGGTGGTTAAGGCGACCACCACTGCGATTGTTGGCATGCATAGCCTATATTTTTAAACACCCACACATGCATGAATAGTAATAAATATCACTGGTGTTCAACCCACTCCTGCAACACATACATGCTTCCAACACGCACATATGTGAGGTAAACAAGGAGTGAGGGGCCGATAAGGAGCCACCCTAAGCAGTTTAAAGGACATGCCCAGGTCCCAGCACTTATAATACACCATCAACCCGCGCCAATTGATAAAGGAGTGGATGCTCAACAGCAGTACCCACTTCAAAATCAAATTGGCGGATCAACTCACAGAGAACCTCAGGTGAAAACTTGTATATTTTCAAAAACTGGTTCGCAACTGCGAGTGGGTCGATGCTTACACTTTCCCTCAAAGGTATCCAGTGGTACGAATAGAAACCAGCCTTATATTTCTTTAAAGGCACCACTTTTTTCAACATTTCTTCACAAAAAGTACCCAAAACAGGCACAAAATTGAAGAACTGGAAACCCTTGGCGATCTGTAATACATAATCTGGGACCTCCTCAGGTCTCATCATTGGATCTGTCGCCACAAATGTCTTTGCCAAAATTCTACCCGGTTTTGGCCCAAGGCACCTGGCACCCCCAATGTCCCAAAATCTCATGCTACAGAACTCCAGATAATCCACATCATCCCTCGGAATGGCGCTGACCTTGTGCCCACAGCGCTCAACAAACTCTGTAAACTCTTTCAAAGGAAAAATCCCAGCAGTCATTAATACATTGTCATCCCCCAATTGCATTAAATGCCAGTCCGTTATTCCCTCTCGTTTACAAAAGCCTGCCACCATCATAAAACCACGTATGGTGTTACCAAAGGAAGTGTTGGAATTACCCGAGGTAAATTTTCCAACGTGCTTATATTTAATGCCCCCCATGGTTCGTCCCGTCGTTCTCAATTGTGCTTCCAGCAGCCCAATTACAGGTTCCGGCCAACATGTAGTGCTCTTATAGAACTCAATCTCAGCATTGATGGCCTCCTCTTCAGTACGACCATCATAACGACTGTAATCCATTTCAATAAAATTATAATTTTTTAACTCAAAATGTGTTACAATGGCTCCTATTTGATCGGCTGTCATGCCACCCGTGTAAATCAACTGTTGTTGCACGGCATGACTAACATCAGGCCACAAGCTATCACAAACCCATTTTTGATAATCATAATATAATGGTCCCAAAGCAGCCAAATAATCATCATATCTTCCAGATATAGCACGTGGGTCTCTTTTGTCCACATCCTTGTAAGTATTCCACTCACGTTTAACGAACATTTTAACCCCAGTGTTGATACGGTGAAATGGCGTTTCTAGTCCCAGAGTACGTCCAATATCAACCATTTTCTTTCTGGCTTCAGGGTATCGCGTAACAAACCGCGTATACATACTCTGGTCTTCAATTTTACTCTCATACTTTGGTAACGGCCAGATTTCTTCTAAGGCTCTACGGCAATAACACCACATATCCATTCGGGTCTTCATCGTCCCGATACAGCGCAGCATTTGCCTAGCCACGAGTGCCTTTAACTCATTGTGGAAGCAAGTGCGCGCACACCAAATGTCCTCAGGACAAATGGTGTACCCAACTCTGTATGCGTGCGTAGCACACTTGGCGAAGAAGCCCCACCTGGGTAAAGTTATCCAGTTGAGGCTGCCGGTTTTCTTGCGCAACCAAAAAGGTACACGCCAAAAACCGGTACAGAAGTCATCAATTACCGGCCACTTTGTAACGATCAGTCCACACACATTACTAACACTATCAGAAGTGTAATAAGAATGTGAATACCAAACAAAGGCTAAAATGGCAGGCAACAACAACAATTGGTATGAATAGTGGTTGGCCCCATGGTATAAAAAGAGAACAATTGTTGAGACAATTAAAAATATAATTGGTCCATAATGGACACGTTGATACTCAACACTTGTGTTACATCCATAGAAATCTTTTACCAGCTTAATCAGACCCTTCATTTCATAAGGACTGGTGGGCATTTCCAAACCAGCACGTGACAACCATACTTCAAGTCGTGTCAGTGCTCGGATGTAACTCTTCTCACTTTTATCAACTTCATGATGCAACGTGAGGTGTGTTAACACCACATCGCGCACCTTCTCAAAGGCATTATCCTCATCCCCTTCGTGAATCGTTGCCAAGCTCTCTCCCAGAGCTTGTGTCTCTTCGAAGTTTGTGAGGTGAGGTACTGCAGGAGATATAGGTCGTGTGGTCTCGCCCTTCTCAATGAGCATCTCCTGCAAAGCATCGCGCTCCCCAAGCGCCGATTGTAAGTCATCTATAGTGGCCTTCAAAACTCCCAAACTCTTTCGAGTGGATTTCGGAGGCCTACGACGCAATCTATTTCCATGTGCTTGTGTTTGCCTGACCACGTCGCGTGCTACGGTGACATTCTCACCATCCCGCGCTGTCGCCCCGTATCTAGGAGAGGGACGCTCAGCGCGCTCTTGGAATTCCTTTTCCTCATCGCGCG